TTCCTCCACCAGAAAATCTGGCGGTCATCTTCAAACCCTGAGGAATGGGTTTGCACTTCTCGTCAGTATAACAGTAATAGTATCCCTGCTTACACTTTTTCATTAATAAAAAAGTAAGTTACTCTTTATTATTTAGAAAACCTTGCTTTAACATTTTCTGAAGTTCTGAAGTAGAACCTACAAACACTGCATTATTAGTAACATTGTTCGTGGTCTTCTTAGAATCATCCTCAACGTCTTTGAGTTTCTTCTGAAGATCAATCAACTTGTCGGTAGTGTCTGCAACACTCTTAATCAACTGTCCTGCGACCTCATATGCTCTTGGACTACCTCCTTCACCCGCAACCTCCATAATGCCATTGATTGCCTCCTGACCCTTTTCTATGAGGGAATAGAGATTTGCACGACTATATTCATAGTCCTTTTCAATATCTACATCTTTTGATTTAACAACTTCTGGTTTTGGGACTGGTTTCGATTCAACAATATCACTCGTTGTATTGAGTGCTTCATCGATAGGGTCATAACTATTACTCATAATAATCAAATATCTTCTTGTCTAGTAGGACTATACTCTTTGGCATCTCCTAAAAATGTCCAATTTTCATTAAATCCAAAATCATCTCCAGGTTCTGCAGTAATTGGATCTGGTGTTGCCACATATCTCATTTCACGTCTTGCAGTTTGAGTATTTGTATCACTATAAAGATCTGTCTGAACCTTACGGATGAGACCATCAGAAGACTCTGCAATTGGACCAAACAGATATGTCTTTGCAGTAAATCTTAAAGTATAAATTAATGCTCTTCTTGTTTGGAAAGATCCTTCATAATCATCTTGGAAATCGATACTATCAAGTATAATTGGAATATCTCTCTTCTCCCCAATAGAGCTAACAAGATCAACTGTTAAATTAAATGATGGTTGAAAAAATGGAAGTATCTGCTCAATAATCTGAAGTGCATCATCATTTAATTTACTAAAAATGTTAAGTTCAAACTCGATATTATAAGGAACCGGCATGAACACTTTTTTCATTTTGCCGTCACCACTATCAACAGCCTTGAATGTTTGTGTTACTCCAGTTTTTCTAGTAGGATCATATTGAATCCTAGTCATCTCAAATGACATTCTTGGAAGAGTAATGGCAATTGATTTTGTTAATTGCTCCTGTTCTTGTATCTTTGTCAAGAACTTTTGCATTGGTCCATAAGAGAGACCAACTTTAGTTTCATCTAAAATACTACCATCACTTTTAGTATGACGAATTGAAACGTTATTAAATAACGTCCCAAAACTAATAATAGTCTTTCTTATAATTTCGTGATAAAAATATGTTCCTAACATTAATAGTTACCAAATGGATTTGACTCTGTAAAATCTAATATATTATCTGCTTCTAATTCAATTTCTTCGTTGACATCATATGGATTATCATAACTTTCGGTATCATAATCTTCTACAACATATCTAGCTGATGATATTGAACCAACTATGACTTCACCTATATTAAACGTACCAGTATTTAGTGAGACTCTCAAATTAGTGACAGGGAGAACACCTGGTGTTGTTGATGTAACTGTTCTGAAATCTCTAACTCGTGCTGTTGTTCCAGAAGTCTGTCCAGTAACAACTTCGTTATATATGAATGTTCCTATACCAATTGTAGAGAACCCAGCAATCGAAACTGTAGGAGAAGAAGTATAACCAATACCTGCATTGAGTATATTAATCGTATTTAATCTGGTTTCATTATCTATAGTAGATACTGCAGTTGCCGTAACTCCAACACCAGATAGAGGTGCATTAAGTGTTATGACTGGAGCTGATGCATATCCACGTCCTCTCTCATTTATTGTAATTCCTGTAACAGTAAAGTTAGTTCCACCTATTGAGCATGTAGCAGCTGCACCTGCTCCTCCACCACCACTTATTGTAATTGTTGGTGGAGATGTATACCCAGATCCACCATTTGTTATTTCTAACCTTAAAATTGATTGGACATTTGCTCTACTTGTTGTAATAGCAACGGCAGTTGCTACAACATCACCTCCACCAATATTTGGTGGATCCGAAAATGTTACTGTCGGGGCAGATGTATACCCACTACCATCATTATTTAAGAATATTTCACTAATTGCACCAGTTCCAATTGATGCCGTTGCTGTAGCCGTTATTGCTGACCCAACAAGAGTAAGTGATGTAATATAACCTTCATCTTCTACAGTATTGTCAACTTGTTCAATATTTGTATCAATAAGTTCATTTTCATATTCATAAAGTTCACAACTCAATTCATAAGTGTAATTTGAACCTAATTGATAGAAAGGTTTCTCAGACTCAACTCTCTTAATTTCAAATAATCTTTCTCCAAGTGGAAAATAAATTAAATCTCCTTCTTTGGGTCTTGTGATCAAATCTGCAAAGTCATACTCCGTAATTCTTCCTTCTCTAATTCCTGAAGAAATACCCTCCAAGAATGGTGCAATAAATTCTTCATATCTTTCTCTCGATACTGTCAAACTTATTTCATTTTTCAACCTAAGACCAAACTTGGTCATAATATCACTATCAGGAGCATATCCGTCATAATTGTTGATATATGCTTCAAGCATAAAAACATCATCAAACTTTGATGATTGTATCTCTCTTATAATATCATCAGTTTTAAAAATCTTTCTAGGTAGATAATAAACATCTACACCATACATTTTTAATTGTTCATTAATTAAGTCCTGAACAAGAAATTGTTCATTCGGAGATCCTTGTAGAAAGAACGGATTTAGTGCCATAACTATTAACCAATAAGATCCATGGGTGGAAGTTCATAATCGGAGGACATTTTTTGTTTTATTTCATCTAGTTCTCTTTGTCCGTCTTCATAAATTGCTCTACCATTTAATTCGACACCACCAGGAAGTTTAACGCCTTGGAACTTAATTAAATTTTGTCCCCATTGCTTTTTAATGGCAGCAGTAAGATACCTTTTCACAAAACTATCGTTATATACTTTTGAGAAATTTTCTGGGTCCATTGCCCTATAACATTCTATCACTAAGAAATTATTTACTTCCTGTGCGTCCCAATCAATATCCAAATATAATCTATTTTGTCTTTGATTAAATCTAATTTGTTTATCTGTAGTTAAAAGAAAATCAATATCTTCCAAATACCTCTTAGTCATTGAGTATTGTAAAAGATCCACCGAATTGAAGAAATATAAATCATTCAAAAATAATTGATATTTAATACTGAACATTCCACCAGAAATGCTGCTAGTATCAAACTTAAATACTTTTTCGATACCAATTACAGAATCTGGAACTTGAATGAAATTTGATGTCTCGTAAAAATTAGATGTGACAGTTCCAAAACCAGAGATATTAGTAGATGTTCCTGTAGTGGTAACTATTCCTACTCCAGTGGTAGTAATACCGGTAGATGAAGTTCCACCTCTTCCTCTATCAATATCATCTTGAGAAATTTTATATTTGAGATACGTTTTTTCTACACCATCGAAATGTCTTTCGTTAAAATACTGAATGGTATCATCAAGTAAATCGTCAATCTGTTCATCTGCAACATTGATCTCAAGAACTGGTGCGCCCAATTGCCTCAAACAATATTCTTTTAATTCATCTCTAGTAGTTGGTTTTGCCATCAGTAAATTCCTCCATCAATAAGTCCGGCAGTGAGAGTTCCTGCAACAAATACATCACTTGAGAATGTTCCAATACCAACAAATGTTGATAAACCAGCAACACTTATATTTCTGGAAAGTGTTAGATCACCAGCAGCAGTTAATGTAGATGCGGCACCAGGAAAACCTGCCTCAATACCACTTCTGGCAGTAATTAATCCAATAGCATCAACGTTTGTTACATCTTCATATGTAAGTGTCCCTGCGATAGAAACGTTACCATCAAATTCTACATTTCCAACAAATGTGGAAACACCAGATACATTTAAGTCATCTAACTCAGTATGACCATCTACATCTAAATCATTTTGAATGGCAACTCCCGCATTAACATCTATAGCAGATCCGAATGTAGAAACACCAGAAACATTTAAGTCATCAAGTTCAGCATGACCGTCTACATCAAGATCACCTTGGAAAGTTATACCACCAACAAAAGTTGATATTCCAGCAATCCTGAGATTGCCTCCAACAAAAAGTTGACTTCCATCAAAGGTAAAGTTAGCATCACCTTCTAACTCACCACCAGTGCCTGCTATGACAACTTGATCATTTGTAAGGTCTTCAACCTTAAATGTGTTTGCCTGACCACCATTATTGATATCAAGCAAACCACCTGTGGTGGTTACACCTGCAATGTTTAAGTCATCTAGTTCTGTGTGACCATCAACTGAAAGATCACCACTTAAAGTTGCATTTCTTGCTGTTATTTCATCTAATACAAGATCATCTGCAACATAAAGATCTCCTCCAATATAGAGATCTCCTCCAGTAGTTGTAATACCACCAGAAGATGCTAAAGTTGTAATACCAACAGATTTAAATGTTCCACCTACATCTAATTCTTCCTGTACATTAAGTCCATTTAAAATATCAACAGCTGCATTAATATCAAGATTTGATGCAAAAGTTGAGACACCAGCAACTGTAAGACCTTCTCCAATATTTACTTTTTTTCCAACTCCAATTCCACCACTGACAATTAGAGCACCATTTGCTGTTGTTGTTGAATTTTCAGTATTGGAAAATGTTACAATACCAGCAATATTTAAAGTTGACGAATCAATCGAATCCGTCATGAAGAATGTTTCTGTACCAAGATCCCATACAAGGATCATTCCATCTCTATCTTTTAGAGTGGAATCTACATCACTTAAGTTTACTAGTCTTGTAGGTGGTGCTGATGCGTTAGATAAAACGCGGATTACATTCTGAGAACCAATCCTATCGTTGATATTCGGCATTACCTGGTTACTCCCCCTCGTATTAGTGCTGTACCTTCGACAGCTTTATACTC